GTAGTTTGCAGTCGCCCCGAAGAGCGACCGCTCCTACAGTTTGATTATTGTAATTGTTTTTCTATATTTGAATAGATTTCCATACCTTCATCAGTTTTAAACCAAGAGGCTAAAGCTGAGTACGGGTGTTCATCAAATGGTACATTCATTAGTTTTCTACCGTTAGAACCCCATGAAAATGTTCTTTGATCTGAAGACAATACTAATATACCTTGTTCAGTTGCTTTTATACCATAATCTCTAAGCTGTATATTCTCATCTTGTAAAAGATCTAAGAATAGTTCAGGATTATTTTTAGCATATATAAGCAAATCTCTTTTAAGTTCTTTAGAACTCATCTTAGACACTTCAGAGCCAATCTCTACTCTCATTATTGCTTCCATCATGTCTATATCTAAAGTTCTTGCAGCAACAATTGCATCTGCTTGCATTTCTAAGACTTCTAACTCGTTATTTGCAACAACTTGCGGCTCGTACTCAGTGTATATTTTGTTTTTATGTGGATGGTATAAAGACAGTAGTTTTTGTAATACTGTTTTAGATTTTTCAACAAACAAAGAGCCATTTCTAAAAATAACATGAGCTAGCCTTTGATCTCCTTTCATTTCATCAACAAATTGTGTTCTTTGGTTTTCACAATATTTTAACTCTCTTTCAAATCCTTTGTCTTCATCAAACCAATAAACATTTGAGCTTTTTAACATATAAGATAAAGGTTTTTTACTACCTGTTAAGTTGTAAACTCTATCTTTTATTTCCCAAGTTAGTTTTTTAGACTCAACTTTTTTTGGTTTTGGTATCTCCATAACCGGTGCTACCATTTCTACGTGCTCATCTCCAGGATCTCCTTGGTATGAGGCTTTTGTTTTTGCTTTTTTAGCCATAATATAATATAATAAAAATTAATAAAAATAAAAGTACCGAGGCCGAAGCCCCGGTTCTTTCAGTAGTTTGTGCTTATTTCAATAACATGAAATTGTTAGCACCTTGTGTAATTAAACATCTTTCAGTTAAAAAGTGCATTTGCATTGCGTCTAAAGCAGTAGTAGCAGCACCAACAGAACCAGTAACCCAAGATTTCATTCTTCTATCGTCAGTTTGTGAAGCTCTGTAACGTACGTGTAAGAATGGTCTTTTTAGATTTGATCCTAATGACTGATCATAAACAGTTGATGTTCCAGCTGGAATCATAACTCCTCTAAGAGCATTAGCAGCGTTAGCAGCATTAATACCACCTCTTGTTGCTAGATCATTTAAGTATCTAAAGTCAGACTTGTAAAAATCGTAAGATCCACGTCTGAAACCAGAAAAACCTAAGTTTAATGCCATATCTTCAGAGTTGTTGAATACTCCGTAAGAAGTTCCACCAGCACCGTAAGAATTCATTGAAGCTAACATATCATCCATCGCTAAAGATGTAGATCTGTTAACAAACATCATGTTTTCTTCAATAGCACCTTGCTTGTCAAATTCTGCTAAGATAGCATCAAATTCAGCTAAATCAGTAGAAGCATTAACACCAGTTACACCAGTAGTAACATGTCCTCTGTCCTCGATAGCATCAAATAAACCTTGAGTACCAACTAAAGTATCGTTACCAGCTATAGCACCTCCTAATAAAGTGTCAACAGCGTTAGTACCAGAACCTTTAACAGACTCTAACATAGACATTTCTATGTAATCATTGAATCTTGCTCTTGTGTCAGACTCAGCTTTTAAGTACCACATGTAACCAGCTTGTCCATTTTCACTACTAGTCTCAATCCATCCAATTCTAGAAGCATCAGAACCTGAAACCTCGTAGTAATCCTTCATGATAATTGGCTTGTTAGTGAAAGTTTTAAATGCTGGCTCGTTAGCACCTCTTGTGTCTACAGTTGCAGCGGCAGCAGCATTATAACCAGTACCTTTTGCAAATTCAGAACCATAAACTAATATAGTTGTACCTAAATCAGCAGTTGCTCCTGAAGTAGCTATAGCAGTACCGTTATAAGGCGCCACTGTTACGTTAGCACCAGAAACTACAGATACTATAGCTTTAAATACACCATTAGCATTAGCTATTAAAACAGTGTCGTTAACTCTAATACCGTGATTAGCTACAACAAATCCATCTCCTGCAACATTCCCATCCATATCAGACTGTATAGTCACAATGTTATCTGTGTCCATATCACCTTTATAAGATAAATGTAGTCTAGATTGCTCAGACCAAATAACTTGGTCAGCCGTCATAGCCTCTTCAGCTCCTACTTGTGAAAGAAATCCTGAAATAGTTCTCGGTCCAAAAACTTCAGCTTCTTTTTCCATAAGATCTGGTAAATATTGTTGTCCCCAACCAGCGTTGTCAGCTGATGAAAGATCTAAATAATTTGTAGATAGTGTTTGCTTCTGTGAAGCTGGTACACTATTCAAATTAGTTCCTAATGTAATTGCCATAATTTTGTTTTTTTAAATTTATTATTTATTTTTGTTTTTAATTTTAAACTTAAAGTTAGGAGAGTCATCGCCTAGCACTTTTACTTTCATTCCTCCAGTTTCAAATCCACCGTGGGATTGTCTAGGATTCATGTCAACATTTTTAGATTTAGCAACACTATCTTTCATAGCATCTGCTTTACCTTGTTCATAAAAGTGATTTGCAATAGCATCGGGATTCATAGCTGTAAATAAAGATTTATGGTAACCTTTAGCATCTGACATTTCATTATCTTTGTTCAAAAACTTTTTGACAAAATTATTAATATCGCTTTGGTTATCTTTTATCTCTCCAGCATTCTTCACATTAAACCTATATTTTTTCTCACCGATGTTATATTCAAAACCTTTGAACTTATCGTTAAAAACTTCTTTAGTTTTATTTAAAAAAGTATTAGATTGTTTGTCTGCTATTTTTTTAGTCTCTTCAGACTCCTTGTTGTACCTATTAAAGAAGTTCATTGCTTTTTGTTGTTCAGGCGTTAGCTTTGAACCAGCTTTGATTTCTTCATAGTATTTAGACTTTTGCCCGTCTAAGTGGCTTTTAGCGCTGGCAACTTGCTCTTTAAGCGCTATTTTTTTCTTTTTAATATCTCTATCTTCATCAACATCCTCGTCATACGAGAAAGAGTCTTCAATTAAGAATTCTATTTCATCTGAATCTAAATGAGATTTTGTTTGTTTGTAATACTCTCTTAACACTTCCATGTCACCATAGCCTGTATAGTCTTGGTTAAGTTTTACATAGTCCTCTAAAGTACCACCAGTTTCTTCCATGAAATCTACAACTTTTTGTAAATTTTCAGGCATAGCTTTACCAGTTTCTGCTTCTTCTATTTTAGCATCAAGTAATTCTTCAGTAAGCTCTGTTGTTTCGTCTTTAATCTCTTCGTCAGTTATTTCTTCTAATACTGGAGAGTCTTCTTGTGTTTGTTCTTCCTGTTGTACTTCTTCTTGTTTTTCTGTGGGCTCGGCATTATCAGGCTCTGCAACCACTCCCTCGTTGACAGGGTTATCTTCTTTAATTTCATCTTCTTTTGGTGTTGGTGGTTTATCTAAGTTTACTTTAATAACATTGTCTTCAACAGTTGTTTCACCTTGAGACAAGTCTACTTTTGTAACATTTTCAGTTACGTTTTCTACGTTTTCTTCCATAATATAATATAATAATAGTTAATAATAATTTATCTAGGCTCGAAAGATCCTAAATCAAAACCTCCACCTACTATATCATTACCTGCTGACTCAAAGTTTTTAGGTGGTTTTTGATTATTTCTTTGATCAATCATCTCACTTTGTTGAGTTGCTTGAATTTTTGTTCTTTCGTCCTTGCGATCTTCTTTTTGTGCTTCCTTACTGTTGTTAGCTTCAACCTCCATTGACTTCAACTGCATATTCATCTGAAACTCTAACTGCATTAATTGTTTTTTATATTCAACCTCTTGAGCTTGTTTTTGACTATCTAACTGAGCTTTCATTTGCTCTAACTGCATATCAGTCTGCACTATAGCTTGGGCTTTTTGCACTTCTAACTCTGCAGAAGCTTGTTGAGCTTGTATGTTGGCTTGTGATTGAGCTTGAATATTTTGCTGTTGAATAGCTTGATCTTTTTGCTGCTTTTGTTCTCTACGTATTTTTAAAAGTTGATTAGCAAGTTTAATGTTTTTAATTTCTCTAAGATCAATAGCATCAGAAAGTTCTATTAACTGTTGCTGTAAAGCCATTTGTATATTGTTTTCAAGCACAGCTTTCTCTTCATCATCTGGCATTAATTCTATAAATATACCAAAATCATAAAGATGTAAATCTTTCATTTCATCTAAGGTTGCTACATTGTGAGAACCTATAGCTTGTATAAAAGCATCTGCTGTTGGTGAAAATTCTAATATATCTGATATTCTTAAAGATAAACATTCTGCAACTTCGCTTGTTAAAAATAAACCAGACTGTAGTATATGTCTTGTAGCTGTATTTGAATTAGCTGCTGCTAGCTTTTGAACACCAACTAAAGCATTTTTGTCTGGTAAAGAACCATCTCTTGCTTCGTTTAAACCAGTTACATCTCTTATCATTTGCATGTAGTAGTTGTAAGTCTGGATTAAGCTTTGCATTTTTTGCCCACCAGATCCTGATTGTATTTCTTGAATAGGTACTTTACCTGGGTTTTGATCTCCATCAGAAGTAAATGATCTACCAATAACAGATCCTGTTTGGAAAAACATGTTTAATGCTTCTTGTGGATTATAGTTTGTACCATTACCTAAATCTATTTCAGCCAAACCGTCAGCATCTAAATAAACACCATCAGGTACCATGCGCGAAAGTACTTGTTGTAATTTTAAATGAGTTAGCTGAATCATATCAGCAAAACCAGTAATTCTACCAACTAAAGACTCTATTTTACCTTTGTACATTCTAGGAGCAACAATAGCGTAATTCATTTTTACTTTAGTAAAATCACTTTTAGGTCTCATCATGTTTTTAGCCATCTCCCATTTAAGAAGCTTGTTAGTGCCAAGTATTAAAGCACCATCATATAAACACTCTATTGATCTTTCTAGCTTTCCAAATCCACCTTCCATATTTTCTGGAGGGTTAAATGTATCATCTTTTGATAATATTTTATCAGCTCCACTACCAGTTTCTTTAACTTTATAAACCTCATTCATATAGGTTTTGTAATTAAAGTAAAGTATTTGAACTTTGTTATTATCTTCTTCTCTTAAATTATGCTTGTTGTTATGATAGTTTGATTGGTGGTAGTTTTTATTCTTAACTATATCTTCTAAGTCTTCTGCTGTTAAAAATGGAAATTGCTTTACAAGTTCGTTTATAGGAATTGATTTAACCTCACCAACGTAATACACATCGTCAAAATAAGGAGACTCAGTATAAGAGTAAACTAAATCAGCTGGATCAACATAATCAACAACAACACCTTCAGATGTGTTGAAAGAAGTTTTAACAGCTCCAATACCTAACACTGTTAAATCATAATAAAATCTTTTCTTTGTAAGTTCGTACCTACTTCCTTCAAGCAAAGTGTTTATTGCCTGCTCTTCAGCTAATTCTATAGCTTGCTTGTAGCTTAACTGCATATGTAGCTTTAACTCCTCTTCTGAGTCTGGAAGTTTTTCTGGGTCATTTTCATATAAATTAATTCCAAAAGCTTCGTTTACATAGTCATTTAATTCTTTAGTTTGCATATCAGCAAGTATAGAGTCCATGTACTCAGTACGTTGACTAACACCGTAAGGGTCTTGAGAATAAGCTTTTACGTCATAAGTTCTTTCAGCAATACCATTGACTACTATATCTACAAACTTAGGTATGATAGGTACTGGTTTCCAGTCTAAATTAAGATAGGACAAATCACCATTTATAGATAACTCATCCTTGTATTTTTGTATAGACTGCTCACCTCTAGCGTATAGTCTTAAATTATGAAAATCATTTTGATTACTTCTATACCTATTAGATCCTCTATCTGTATGAAACCACTCAGTTTCAATAGCCTTAGCTACCTTTAAACCATATTCATAACTCATCTTCTCCAAATCACTTACGACTTGGCTAGGGAAAAAATTATTTATAACAGACTCTGCCATATTATTCTTTGATTAATTTAGATGTATTACCTTTGTTCGCGTACCTTGCAATACTTATATTTAGTTTCGGTTTTTCTACTTTAGCATTTGGCGCGTACAAATGTCTGTTGTTAGCCATAATAGCTAAACCAGAACTAATAGAAGCATCATGCTTTGTTCTTTTGTTTATATCAAATCTTGACCAGTCGTTTAACAACTCGTTAAAGTAACAGTCTCCAAATGAACCATCTTGTTTTATCCCTACATGTGCTTGAATATACATTTCAATTGCAGCAGCATGAGCTTGTTTTATATCTTCACTTGAATTAGGTATTCCACCTACTTCTTTTTCAGCTACAGATAATTTGTTCCATATTTTATCAGGTCTATTCATACTAAAACCTCTGTAACCACGTCTTCTAAAATAATACAATAGACGAGGTTTATTATTCTCTGCTAGTATAGGCATCCCATAAAACACACAAGCCATTAGAACGTCCTCAAAGAATATCTCTGCTGTTTGTGGTCTTGCTAAGTACTCTAAAAAAAAGCTGTTAGCTGGAGCATCTTCCATTGAAAATCTTGTTAAACCATGAAGTGCACCTTTAGAACCAACGCCATCAACAGTTCCTGATATATCGTAACTATCACATCCAAAAGCACCCATGTGTTCGTTACCAGGCCATTTAACACCGTTTTTTATTACAACTTTATTTTGTATTTGCGTTGGAGGTACCCAGCTAATTTTAAATCTTCCTTTATTATCTGGATAAAATATAACTTGCGAGTCTTTAACGCCGTTAACCCATTGAAAATTACCTTTAGTAACTCCTAAAGTTCTAGACATTTCTTCGTTATAATCTATTTGCTCGTATATCTTAACTAGATTAAATATACTTCCAGTAGCTTCATCTCTAAACGCGTGCTCTGTGGTTCTAGGAAACTGCCTGTAAAATTCATTTAAAGCATCTTGATCGCCTTTTAAACCATCAGCTTCGTTCTGCCAGTTTTCTACAACGCCTATATCTATTAATTCCCCGTGTGGGTCGAAGACATCATGGTTCGGACTATCAAAGACTGGAATTCCATGTTCGTCAATGAATCCTTCATAATTCCACTCCATTGGAATAAAAAGAGAGTATAAACCAGACGCTGTTTGTCCATTACGATTTCTTTTTGTAACGTCTGAAGCATTGTATAATTTTTTAAAGTTATCACCTCCTTTGTCTAAAGCATTTGATGTTGATCCCATCATACACTTACCTATAATTCTACTACCTAATCTAAGGCATGTCTTTGTAACTCTCCAGTTGTTTAATATATTATCTGGTCTTTCCCACTTACCACTCTCATCATGAACTAGTAGTTTTAGTTTTTCACCATCATAACTATTATCACCTGTATTCTTCCAGTCTATAGTTGTATCTAATCCTTGTATGTCTTCAAGCTTTTCGTTTGTTGTGATTTTCTTTCGAGTAAACTTAGACGCAGGTACTCTATAGGCGAGTTCGG